GCCGCCGCCTGTGTAGATGTAGCCGCCGCCTGTGTAGATGTTGCCGCCGCCTGTGTAGATGTTGCCGCCGCCTGTGTCGATGTTGCCGCCGCCGTCGATGTTGCCGCCGCCTGTGTAGATGTTGCCGCCGCCTGTGTAGATGTAGCCGCCGCCTGTGTAGATGTAGCCGCCGCCTGTGTCGATGTAGCCGCCGCCTGTGTAGATGTAGCCGCCGCCGTAGCCGCCGCCTGTGTCGATGTTTTTACATTGTATGGACGCTCCTTTTGTTTTAAGGCCCCTACACCTAATATCCCCGCTCACCTCAATAAGTCCATCCGAAACATCAAATACAATCTTGCCGTCAAATTCCAAGTTGCCTGTGATTTTTCTGTTTTTAATAACTTTTTCTTTCATTTCTTTGCTCCTTTATCAAAACTTCTCAATCAATAATCGCATTTTTACACGCTGAAGGGCAAGGCATACAAGCCGAAGATTCTTCCCCATCAGGATATTTAAAATAATAACCTATGACTCGGTCGCCAATATCAGCGGTTCTATTTCCCGTCTTTGTTAATATTGGACCAAAGGGTTTGTTGTTATTCAGGTTGACCTCTCTAAATCTGGTTCCTGTCGGCATTTTTAAAAAGATATCGCCCGGCACTATCCTCATTCAAACAAACCTCTCAAATTCATAAACGCTGCGGCCGCCTGCTACGGAACTACGCCGTTACCTAATAACCTAAGTCAGTAATTTTTGTTTTAATTCTATCATTTTAAGTATTGATTTTGGGTCGAGCCGACCTTTGATATTTTCGCTAAGCCTGCAAATAGAGGTTAGTAAATTAACAAAAAATTCCGCAGTTTCTTCCGTATAGTCTATTTCTTTCAAATTTTCCCCATAACCGTCTGGTGTTTCCATAGAGGAAAAAGACGCCAAATGATACAAAAAATCCCCCTTTTTCAAACCGTTTGTATAAATACCATCATATTCTGTTTTTATTTTGCCAGACTTATATTGGTATTGTCGCTTGCGAAACAATCTCGCGTAAACCAAAATACCGTATGGCTTACTATGGGCAGCATCTTGCCCTATAGTTCCGGTTTGCCAGCTATACTCGTTTGACAGCACCCACTCTTCTTGGCCGTTCGGTACAATATTGCCGTGAATATCTAAGCAATACGCACAAGTAGTTTGTATGTCATATCGTATAACGATTTTATCGTCAATTTCCTCCTTGCTAAAATACTCAACCAAAACCGCGCCTATTTGTTTTTTTAACCCGTGCATTGTTTCATCTGAAAAAAAGCCTGCACGTGTTCGCCGGGCGGGATTTTGTTCCAGACTTATACCAGCATTTTCAAACACCGCCACAATATCTTCTGGCAAATAAGCTGTGAATATTCCCTGTTGGTCAATATTAACTTTACAGCTAAAATCAAGTTCGTCCTTACAAAATCTAATTATCTTAAAAGCCATTTTTCTTCTCCTTCGCTATTACCCACATTTTTCCTCAACCTGTCTTTTTAGCCCAAAAACGCCGGTGCCAAACCCATTATTTCAACCGCGTTTTTAGTACCAAACGGCCTCCAAAACTTTTTCCGAAATTTCCGTGCATTTCCACGTTTCATAAACTAACGTCCATAAACGACTTATCTTTCCCAACACCCCCCTTATTTCTGTTTACTTCTACAAATGTGAACTGATTTTTCAATTCTGCCCTCAATACACCCAACGACCGCGATCTAAGTTATTTCCGAACTCCGGATTGAGCAGGCCCACAGGATACAAATACATCTCTGTTGTTGCCAATTTTGAGTGCCCCAGAAGCGCTTGCAACTGTTTGGTATTTAACCTGTTTTCAAAAAGTGATAACGTCGCAAACGTGTGCCTGGTCATGTGTGGCGTGACATGCTTGTCAAGCCCCGCCAGTAAAGTGAACTTTTTTAGCTTATGTGCTATCGCTGCCCGCTTATAAGGCTGTTTTAACGCCGAATAGAACACCTGTTTACGCCTGTCAGACGCCCGAACGGTCTGCGGCAGGGTTGCAGGGCGATAGTTTTTCAGATAATCTGATAATCTCGCCGCTAATCTGTCGCTTATCGGGATATCACGCGACTTTTGACCCTTACTCTCGTGAACGTGTATCGCATTAGCTCCGAGATATTTGGGAGTGTCCTTAGCCCGCAGACCGCATAACTCCGATACCCGCAAACCCGTCTGCAACATCAAATCAAATATCAGACAGTTCTGCACACCGCCCTCGTCGCCGCTCACAGAAACCATGTATTCCATGAACCGCCGCTCCTCGTCAGAGGTCAAAAACTTATTCAAGCCGATAGGAGCCTCTGGTTTTCGCTTCTTAGCCATTACCATTACTCCGCTCAGTCGCCGCGGCTTTTTCAAGGGCGTTAATCTTGGTTTTTAATGTTTTAATAGTTCGGCGAGGCTTTGTGGCCTTGGCTATTCTTTCTTGCCTTGTCTCTTGTAGTAGCCTGCGATTTGTTTTGTAATAATGGAAAATCGTTTCAGACGCAATGTCCCAAAATTCTCTCCCCAGGCAGCCGCTTAGAGCCGTTCTCGTCCGTGGGTTGGGTACAATTTCTGTATATTCATCTCGATGCATGGGAAAGATGGCCTCTGGATAGGGGTTTTCGGGCCACCAGTGTGGTTTTATTGCTTTTTCCATTTTATCCCCTTTATCAGTTCCTCAAATAGTTTTTTCGCTCTCTGTGCTGCCCGGCCGTGGTCTATCGTGACTACCCGCAACAGCGACGGCGGCGCCGACCGTTCGTAACTGTCCTGGTCGGCGTAAAATTCAAGCGTGGTCTTTATCTCCGCGATGGCTTTCATTTTCTCAAAATCGTTAAGCGCCATTTTTTGCCCCATTCATTTCGTTTACCAAATCGTACATATCCCGCGCCATTGGCCGGGGATCGTTGTAGATATACACTGTCGTCAGACCGAATTTCCCCGCCCGTTCGGCCAGCCTCTGCCTAAAATCTTTCCAGTCATCACGCCACCCTGGGATTAGCCATTGAAACCAGCCGATAGCTCTGGTCCCGCATATACCCTGAAAGCAAACGTGCCAGAACTTCATTGTCGGCTCTTCCGTCCCCAAATCACACGCCCAGTCGGGAAATGCCCAAAAATCCGGCCAATCGCCTCGATGCTCCGGTGCTATCAATCGAACCGCCGCGTGTCTCATTTTTCTGCCCTCTTGCTCTTACATTCATAATCCAGTTCTTTTTTCAGCCGGGCTTGGAACACCGCCATCGGTTTTTGGCCGTTCACGCCGTCCATGGCCCACTGCCACACATTGTCGAATATCCTGATTTTGTATCTGCCTGCCTCCACCTGGTCGCCCAGCCACTGGGCAATATCCCGCAGACATGCCATATCTCCTTTGTTCTTCAATTTCAGTAACGGCTTTACAACCTCAAACCAATGGAACGCCACGAGCCGAACCGAAGGCGAAAGATAACACTTTGAAAAATCGAAAAAAACGTCTTTTCCTGTTTCGATATGTTTAGTTTCGTTATCTTTCGTTTTCGTTTCGTTCTTGAAGGCGCCGGACTTTCCCGCAATCTCCCTGGAACTCCCGGAACTTTCGGTTTTTTCTGGAACTTTCTCCAACCAGCCAATGTCCGGGTCGCACAGCACATTCAAGGCCGCTGACATCTGATGTTCACCCACCCCAATAATAAACGCCAGATCGGACAAGCTGTGGTTGATTGTCCCCCTGCTTGCACGGTCCTGGCCGGCCGCAATTTCCAGAAGTTTATGAAATATACCGAAGGTCTCGAGCGCCTTTGAATTAGCTATTGCCAGTAGTTTGCGATAGCCTTTACCCTGCTGTGTGCCGGTGACTTTTGAGCGGTAATATGCGAGTGGGTGTTTCTGTAATTTATCGTTAGAGCCAGCGGCGGCGCCCCTGGAATTAACTTCATATCTCTGTTGCCAATCAACTATACAGTATTCCGGCATTTAACCTCCGTGTCCTATCAACCCTCCACCCTGCTTAATAAAACCACGACCTCACTGTTATGTTTTGTTTATAAAAGTCCCAATAAACAAAAACATTTTTTTTCATTCTTGCCCCCTCTAATAAATGGTCTATCTCAGGCTTCTCAAAACCTAAATCGGAAAGTAGTCTTGCCGTACTCTCAGGCGTCAAATCTTCAAATATCATTTTATCACCTTCAAACATCTTCCAGCCGCCAGGCACATAAAAGGCCCGCCGGCGGCAAAGCAATTACAAGCCTCTTCGTCCCAATATGCGCAAGGTTTGTACGTCTTGGGACAGGTGTCCTTCGACCACGGCTCAGGTACCGAATCCTCTGCCCAAAGCTCATTATCTGTTAATGGTTTTTGTATGCCGTTAACCATTTTTATCCCCAAGTTTTCCACAACCAGCCAATTTTCTGGCCATTTCCGGGCTGAAAATCACAACCAACCCGCACAAAATTGCCTTGACCATCCGCCCAAACCACGATTCTTTTTCCCAAACACCACTCATTTTTTCACCTACGCCACCTGGTATAATACTTTGTGCGCTTGTTTCTCTAAATCTTCGCAGATTTTTTTCATATCCATGTCTCTATTATGCACCCTTGCGTACCTTAACTTCAAATACATCGCGTACTTTTCCGGGTAGTTGAATTCCAGCCAGGAGAGGTATAACGGCTTATTATTATGCGGCGCAAACTGTGCATTGTGATGATGGTGAGTGCAGTGTATTATCTGTAACTCAGGCACATAAATACAAGCGTTGTCACGCCCCCCTATATGATGCCGTTCAAGAGGTCCCTTACACGGCTCATGCGATTTTCTCATTGTGCATTGATAGTTACTCTCTGCTAAGGCTATCTGCCTGCCCAATGTCATCGCTCTTCGTTCGTGATAGGTCATTCATCACCCTCCTTCCCCCGCTTAGTTGCCGCGGAGGCTTTTGGGCTTGTTAATGTAGTTCTGTTTCCACAAGAACCCTTTAATAGCGTTTTACAGCGGACACATTGGTATAAGCCTAAAATTAAGTCAGCCTTGAATTCATTTTTACCCCAAACAACATCGGTAATATGAACCCATTTATGGGGTTGAATAAAACACAATAATTTCATCATTTCTCACCTAAATTTATTTTATAATTCCGTGGGGCGGACTCTGTCATTCCGCCCCGCACAACCTGTCTACTTCAACACCTAAAACCTCTTACCTTGCTCACGGCGTCGAATAATTCTCTGAAGTGCATAGTGACCTCCTTTCTTTGTATCACTCAATAGCGGGGGCCGGATTTGAACCGGCGACCTCCGGGTTATGGGCCCGGCGTTCTGCCGGACTGAACTACCCCGCGATATATATTCACTTTTCAAAATTGGGGGCCGGCCGCGCCAACAGCCGTACCCCCGGACTGTCTAATGACAGCAGTAGATTTTATAAAAGCCGGCCAGCAGCCAAACCCTGACCGGCTTCGGAGGAGGGTGATGCGCCGGGCTGTGAACCCGGCTTTTATGATGACAGCCGGCGGCGTTTCACGGTGCACCGCTGGCTACTTGTGTCAAGGATGTGTCAGTTTTTTAGTTGACAGGGTGAAAACCACTCTGTATAAAGCTGTTTTTTGGCATGAAAAACAGGCAGGATGGGTAAGACTATAAATTTCCCAAGCTGAAAGTCGAGGGTTCGAATCCCTTCGCCCGCTTTTGCAGTAAGCGGTTGAAACAAAAGGGTTTATGTTTCTCGACCGCGCGCATTGTCTTTTCGCATTTGCCGCCGTGTCGTGTTTGTGTCATGTTTTTTTGTGAAAAACGTCAAGGTTGTGTCGTATGGCTACTCTAAGTTTTGTAAAGGATCGTAGAAGGTGGCGCGTTCGCTACCGCGCAACTCACCGTGAATCCGGCAAAATTTTCTCCGGCAGTAGGGTGTTTTTTGAAAAATCCCAAGCAGTTAAGTTTTACGCCGATGCTGAAGAACATGAAAGTCTCTGGCGTTCCGGCAATGTATCAATTCAGGAATCCATCGACCAGGCGGTAGACGAATTTTTCCGACATTGCAAATCTCACACGGAAGGAACCCAAGTCCTTTACCGTATGGTATTGGATCGGTTCATTAAATGCCTGCCGAAAAACTGTTGTCGTATCCAACAGATAGAGCCGTTCCATATCCAGGACTATCTCTATCATATAACGGATCAGCGGTTTACAAACCGAACTTGCAATTCGCATCTTACCGCGATCAAGTCTTTCTGCCGCCATTACTCGCATCGGCACAATGTTTCGAATCCCGCCGAAAAGGTCAAGATGCTCGTAGAAAACCCACCGAAAAGCAGGTTCATTACCCCTAACGAATTAGCCCGACTTCTGGCAATTGCCGATACAGTCGCTACCGACCGGATTCTATTCCTCGCTAACACCGGATTAAGAGCCTCGGAGTTTTCACGCCTTACGCCCGATTGCTATAGCGATAAAGCCATTACGATTGTCGGCAAGGGCCGCAAACGCCGCACAATACCCCTTAACAAAGCAGCAAGAAAGGCAGCAAATAAACTCAAACCGGCAACACCTGGTGCCCTATACCTTCAACTAAGCCGCCTGGCAGCGAAGGCCAAGCTGGAGCCGTTAGGCCCACACTCGCTAAGGCATTACTTCGCCACTCAACTGCTGCTCGCCGGTGTACCTATAATCAAGGTAAGCAAGCTACTCGGCCATAGTTCCGTCCGAACGACAGAGCGTTGTTACGCCCACATTCTGGATTCAGACCTAAAAAACGTGACTGACATCCTCGATTAACTTTTCAAAGAACTTATCTTAATTAGCAATCTGCCGCCGCCCCACTGGGCCTGCTGGCAAGAGGCTAAGTTTTTACATTACTTTTTTAATATAGCGTCAAACACTTTTTTGGTGATTAAAGAGCCATTTTAGATTTTCATTTTTCCCTTCCTTAAAGCGGCTGGGCCTTCCTTGACCCATTGCGACCCTCTGTGGCCGCGAGCCGCTTTTTTAACTTTTTCTATGGCCCTTCATTTTTTTCCACCCTTTTAATTTTTCCCTTGACACCACCCTGCCAAATCATTATATATGTCACAGTTGGAACGGTGATAAAAGTTAGCGAGGCAAATCAAAAAAAATAAAAAACCCGCGCGAAAACTAATTTGAACAGACTCAGCTATGCTGATAGAAGGAATGTCCGCATGAGTTGACAACACGGGTTTTCTTTTTGTATTCAGCATAGCCTTTTTCTCCCTAACTGATGTTTCTATTTCGGCATAGTTAGGTTGAAAAGTCAAGAGGAAACAAGAGAAAAAACTTGAAAAAAAGATGTTGCTTGTGATAAGTAGAGTTATATATTAAAGTTATGGCAGAAAAAAAATACCAAAAATTATTAAGTGCGGACGTCGATTCCGAATTGGTTGACCTGTTTTTAACACAAGCCGATGAACGTGGTTATAAGAAAAAGCGGGCTTTGGCCGCTGCCACAAAACTATGGGTTGAGTTGCCCGTTGAAATACAAGGTCAATTTATTAATCAATCTCTCAACGCAAATAGTTTTCTTATTCTTGTTCAGGGGATTGTTGACGAACGGATCGAAAAGGGTTACGCCGATGGCAAGAAGTTCTTAGCCAAACGCCAAAAGCGTAAGCGACCTCGAAAGGATTAATTTGCCCCTCCCCACATTGATTCTTAATTTGTTCTTTGATAATTTCACGTGATTGCTTCGTTGAAGTGGGTTTGGTTTTTCTCATCATAACCTCCCTGCTAATAGGCGCTTATATCGCCATCCAACGGGCCGGCAACCAGCCTTCCCGCCACGACCAAGAAGTAATAATGTGTACTTATAGTATTTATAAGACTTTGTCAATAGGAAAAATAAAGGTTTTTTATAGGGGAAAGTGCCCATTGTGGTATAATGGATTTCCCTGATGTTAAGGAGTTAAAAAGGTGAAATGAGATTGATACGATTATTTTTGATGTATGTTTTTCTGGTGATCGGTTATGTTTTGTGCTTTGTGCCGATGTTCCTCGCCGCATGGATAACGCCGAAAGACTTATATGATACCAAGAAGTTTGTACGACCCAATACCTACTGGATAAAGCTTAAAGACTTATATGATACCAAGAAGGAGTGAAAAATGACAGGTTTATGGGGAAAATCGTCGTGGTTTAGCCAATTAGTTTACATTATCATCGTCATTCTTACTCTGTGTCTTGTCGTTTTTCTTATTCTGTGTATTGTCGTTTTTGGTCTGCATCGTTTCCTGTGTCCATCGGTTCCTGTATGATAAGGATGAGAAAATGAGAAAACTGGTATGTTTGTTACTTATCTTTGCTGTGTTTCTCGCTGGTTGCGCAGGACGTGAATCTAATCCAATTCCTTCTTATCTTCCCGGTGACGAAAATCGAAGTTGCACCGCATTGCGGGCCGAAATAGCTCAGTTACAGGCGGACATGCAGCGGATGCTACCTAAAACCGACAAAGGGCTTTCTAATGCTTTATGGGCTACTGCCGGGGTCTTTACTCTCGGTATCGGCTTTTTCTTTATGGATTTCAAGGAAGCTGAAAGAATCGAATTTGATGCTATGCGCCAACGACACAACAGACTTCTTGTTTATGCGGCTGAAAGAAAATGTGATTTTGGCGAAATTAAAATGGAACGTATACCATCAGTTGAGGAACGAAAAGATGCCACTAAATAAAAGGGCACTTCTAAAAATCATCAAATGGTTGGTAATTATTTTTCTCGCATCATTACTCTTCCATTTGGCTAATCATATTGTCCGTGGATCCATAAAAGCACTTAACAAACCCGAACCCAGACTACCAAAATTTCAATTCAATCCTTAAAATTCATACCTCAATAATTTTTCCTCTCGGGTGCCGGCGGGGGTTTGTTATTTGTTTCCACCAACTCCACAATCGTACACCAGCATATACCCATTGCCTGCGTAGCCAACCCATGCCATCTTCTTTTGTAATTATCACAAGTTCTTTATCGGCTATTTCACGATAAATCCAATCCAACAATCCCAAGTCGGTCAACTGGCATAAAGCATCGTGAACGGCGGAACCCCGCATGAATGATTCAGTGTCAAAGGTGGGGCCGGAAGGTCCATCCCAGCGATAGCCCGGGCCAATATACAGCCTCTTGGTGCGTGGGGAATACCAAAAAACTACCCCTCCCGCTTTGTCTCTTACTGCAAGTTCTATGCCGCCTAAATCTATTTCGTGAATGTAAGTCTCAGTTACTTCGTATTTCCATTTGCTGCCTTTGCGTTCTTCGCGGCTTAGTTTGCGGTACTGAAATTTCATAATTTTATCAGCCCCACATCAATCGTTATTTTCCATTCTTGATAAGTCTTTCTACTCTCTCAAAGCCATCTTTCATATCCGCTTTAATATCATCCAGGCGAATATTCATATTTTTAATTTCGCTTTCAATACAATCTTGTTTAGCCTCGCAGACATCCTTAAAAACAATATCTTTTTTGCATGGGTGTTTTTGGGAATTCGTTATATGCTTAGTCACCCAGCCGATGAAACCTAATATCGGTGTTACTATCAAAGCTATTAATTTGACTTCCATGCCGCTCTCCTTATTCTGCGAATTGAAATTTTCCTCGCTTGCGTTTTTGTTTTTCAGCTTTTTTAGGGCTTAATCTTTTGCGGCCCCCTTTTGTTGTCCAGACGCCGGTAAACATTGCCCTGGCCAAGTCTGATACACTCTTCATTTCAAATAACACACGACCATTCCGGTCTGTTAGACCGCCGCTTGAATATACTATAATAGCATCCACCATTCTGGCCCACTGCACACCACCCGGAATCCCGAATACGCCGGGTCCGTATTTTAACATCTCATTTCTCAGTTTTCGCCAGTTTCCTTCTTCCAAAACATCATTTATCCCTTTAGCAACTCTTGCTGCTGTTTCAACGGGCGCCGGCAATCCTGCCGACCCAGGCACAAATTCCCCCGTCAGCTTGCGAGCGATAGGCGTCAGCCAGAACTCTCTAAAAGGTATTGGTATCAAATCCCACCACGACCATTCTTTGCCCCTTACACTATTAGCCATCATCTTTAATACCGACATTGCGGCCAGCCACCGGGCTATGGACCACATCGCATACAGTTTTGAATCCGGAGGGGTGCCGGTTCTGCCCAGCCATTCTCTAAATGTATTGGCTACCTCAAAAGCATAAGTCTGGTACGGAGCTCCTGATTTTACAATTAAAGACCGCAATATCATCGGTTTATCTTCATCATTATACATGCTCTGTGTTTTACCGCCGCCATCCGAGGCGAAGTTTTTAAGTGCCTCACCTTTCAATCCCCTTCTGACACCGGTGATATGAGCTGCTCTTATCGATGTCCCTGTAAGCAACTTTTCCATCTCAGTTAATAATATTGTGGTGAAATTCTCTATAAACTCTCCCGTGGTTTTTTGTATTTTAATATTATCACCCAAAAGATTTGAGGCGTCCTGTTTTGTGACCCCACCTCTTTTAGTGGTTTTTATGATGAAAGAAAAATAATCCTGCGCAGCCTGCTTTCTGATAGATGGTTTTAGCCATTGAAAAAACCCTCTTGTTGTATCTACTAATCCAAAACGGCCTATAGTATTAGATAAAGACAATGGTTGTGTACTTAGTGACCACGCCACATTCATCGGAAACACCGCAAGATTTCTGAGTCTGTTGAAGAACCTCAAACTTCCCCCTGCCCATTTTGGTAATTTAATGGCCCTATCCAGTTTTGGTTTTATCCCCACGAAAGATGTCGCCGTCCACTCTGATAAATATTCCGCACTTTTTCCCAGTCCCTGCCCTCTGAACTGATCAATAAACGCTTTGTTGTTCTGGATGATTGATGTATTGAAAATATCTTTCGATGCTGTTATTATGTAACTTTCTGCCAGTTCGCGAGCACTCAACACCCTTTTGTCATAAGGTATGTCAGCCTCTCTTGCCTGTGCCCTGGGATTGAATGGTGCGTTCGGTCTTATATAATCCGGCAACTCTTTTTTCTCCAGGATTTTGGCCGTTTTATCCCGTAAAAACAGTTGTTCCCACACAGTTGTATCTCTGAGAATGTTGGGCGAATAATTTTGTCGGTATGGTATCGGTTGTTGGCTCCTCATAAGTCTCGCCGCATTTTGCTCTTCAATCAAATCATCATAAAATTGTCTCAGTTCCTGCGCGGCTTTTATGGATTCTTTACTGAACGCCGCCAGCGTCTTTTTATCAAGAACCTGTTCTATTGGGGTGTCCCGGTCGGCCGCACCTATCTTTTCGAGGACCAGGTTGATTTCTTTATCGAGTTTAGATTCTTTTTTGGTTGTCAAAATCCCCTGTATCTCAATAGTTTTTTCTTTTAACCAATTCAACTTCTGGATGGTCATTGTGCGGGTTCTGAACAGGACAAACCTTTCTGTTGGCCCCGCCTGTTCTTTTAATTTTAGTTTTTCTTTTATAGACAACGCGCCATCCATCTGCTGGATGGCGCGTGTTATATCCTGACCTCCGCCGAGCAAAGGCTCAATATTTTTATATCTATTATAGGTCGCCACTTCTTCCGGAACAAACACTCCTGATTCTCTTAGGGCAATTTTTACTTTGCCTTTTTCACTTACTCTTATGGCTATTTTTTCTTTCACCGCTTGCTTAAGGAGTAACTGTCTTAATTTGTGTATTCTTTTATTCGCGACAACCGGTGTAATCTTGCCAGCCAGTCTTTGACCGTTTACCCTTTTCATTCGCTTAGTCAATTGTGGTATTCGTGATGTTGCTGGCAATTGGTAAGATTGGAAAGTGTTTATGTGATCAGTGAATGATGCACCCGCCGGTTCGATCCCTACTTCTCCGGCCTCGGCGGCGGTTATTTTCTCTTGGGTTCGCACCGCTTCATTAAAAACCTGAGCTTCTTTAGCTTTCAAATCTACCGTAGGTTCTTGTTCTGTTACCGGGGTCTTTGGCGCTTTGGGTATTTTAGTTACCACCTCTCTTGGCTTTGATATTACCACCTCTGCCGGCGGCTTACCTTCCAGTTTATCGAGTCGGGCCTGTAGTTCCGCCCTGCTCTCTTCTGTTTTGGCCCGGGCTATCTGACCTCGTAATACCTGCTTGGCAATCTCATCGCCCTTATCTGTAATCGCCGCGGGGGCTAAATCAGGGTAATCTTTTAAGACTTCAGCAGAAACAGGTTTGCCCTCTTCTAATGCTTTCTCAACAAGTTTTTTATGTGTTGTAACCTCGCCTTGTTCTGTAAGTTCAACAATTGCGTCTGGTCCAAATTTGCCTTCTGCTACTGCTTTTTCCATCCTGTCAATTTTGGCAAGGTCAGAACGTAAATCGGCTAAGGTAATTGTTTCCCATTGAAGTTTTGTTAATTGCCATGCCGGTTTGATTTTTCCTTCTATTTTCGTGTCTTTTATAACCTCTCTTATGTTCTTGATGCTTTCATCAAAACGGGTTTGAGCGGAGTTTATCTTGGTCTCTATTTCAGGTGAATCCCCTTCATCGATGCGTTGTATTTTGGCATTTTCCAGAATTTCAAAAGCTGTATCTCTTTCTTTCCAAAGTTGGGTTGCCGACACCTTCCCCTCTGTAACCGCCGCGGGGGCTAACTGCTTTGGCTTTCCAATTACCACAAAAGCATTTTCTATTTCCTCGTGAATCTTAGTTGCTTTTTTTATAAATCTATCTACCAATGCTTTTTGTTCAGATTTAGACAGTCCACTCGCTTGTGAAAAAACACCCTCTGGGCTTAAACCTTCTTTAGTTAAGTGGTCTTTTAGTAATCTCTTAGCCAATTTGTCGATTGTAGCCTGTCTATCTTCCGAAAATATACGACTTGAGGCATCGAATACTAAATTTGCACCTGATGGAAATATGCTACCATCTTTGTTTATAAGGGGAGCAAAATAAATATCGTGGGCGATACCAAAAGTTTGATTTTCCAAACTTACATCGACCCCATTATTTGACAAAACCTTTTTAATCCTATCACCATATTCACGAACTATATCAATATCAATTTTATCACGCTTGTCTGACAATGCTTTAACTTCAGGGTCTTCGTCTGCTTGTTCAAATGTAAGGCCTTTTTCTTTCCTTACTTTGTCGATTAAGTCATCTACCTGAGCGGTCAATTCATCAGATTGCTTAGATATATCTGCTAAGTCTATTTCCACCCTCCCCTCTGTAACCGCCGCTTTAGCAATTTCTAAGCCCTCTTTTGTTACGGGGGGTATTTTGGTACCCTCCGGCGCCCGTTCGACAGCCTGGCGGGCAACAGCCGCCTCTGGCGTAGGTTCTGCGGCCTGTTTTATCGGTACTCTCGCGGCCGGTTCAACCGCTCTCGCCGCTGCTTTTCTTGCGGTCGCGACGGGCTGTCTAATTGCCTTGCCTATCTCCCCTGCTCTTTCGGCGATTTCCCCGGCTCTCGTCACGGCCAACAATGGCTTTTTGGCGGGTTTGCCAAGTCCTTTTTTTAGCCTCGCGGGTCCTCTGGCCGGCGGTTTACTAAAATCAACACCTTTTGTCGCGATCCTGTTTGCTGCCGTTTGTGGCGATTCAACTGCCGCTTGGCCCTCACGAAACAGCTTGCCCTCTTTTAATCCTATCAGTTCGGCCTCGACGGCCGCTACAAGACTATCTATCTGTTGAAGTTCAAGATTTTCCTGCGTTATCAACGCTTTTGCTCTCGGATCGGCTTTGCCCTGGGGTAACTTTCTAATTGCGGCGTCTGTTTTTGCACCTACATTTTTAATCAAGGCGGCACGAAAACTTTTGACATAAACAGCCGTATCTATCGAACTTGCTAAACTGAATCCCCCCGCTATCACACCCACCTTGAGACCCCTGATGTTCATTATCTTTAAGATATTACCTGCGGTTTCGCCTTCATCCAGCCCCTCTAAAAGGCCGATTGTTTGGCCCAAGGTTTCGCCTTCTGCGAACGCTCTCAATAAATCCCTGTTCGCCGCAAAAATTCGCGGAAACTTTTGAGCGAACGCATCGACTCCCTTGAAACTCTTTACCGCCTCTCCGATTTTTTGCACCCTCTGTATTTTGCCCAGACCAGAAAAACCTCTGTGAGTAAGCCCGAACAGTTGTTGAAAAGCAAACCACTCTGCCGCTAATCCCACGGCTTCTCCGCCGGCGGGAACAAGTGCCGGGCCAAAACCTGTGAATTTTTCCACTTCTTCGTCGAGTTCTCTAATAAGTTCGCTCCGAGATACGCCTGGTATCACAAGAGCCAAAGAAGAAATGCCCCTCGTTACCATATTTTTTAATCGCTTCTGTATTTCGCCTTTTGGAACGGGTTGGTCTAATATTATATTCGCCGCCTGACCGACAGTTTTTATGTCGTCAATTATATCTCCAAATTCTCCCTGTGGCGGTCTTATGTTTTCCGGTGTGCCGCTTGGAAATTGTGGTCGTGCGAATTCTGGTTCTGGCTCTGATGGTGCAGGCACCCCAGATGGGTCTGCGGCTTGAGGAAATAAAAGGTCTGGCGAAATACTGGGTGTGAGAGCCTCTTGCCCTACTTGATCCATATCAAAATGGCTATTTATCTCCTGCTGTGAGAAGCCGGCTCGAGACAATCTCTGGTTCTCGGATTCGATATGCTGCTCAATCTCCGTATCGTTAAATCCGGCTTGTTTTAATTCAATTGCCGTCGCCATTATTTACTCGTTCTTTTGAGAAATTCGTCTATCGCTTCTCCAGGGTTCCTTGTTTGGGCCGCTAACGGAGTCGGCTTTATTTTTCCCTTCTCGGCTGGAGGTAGTATCGAAGGTTTTACAGGCTCTCCTCTTTGGAGAAGATCCTGTCTTTGAGGAAGATCCTGAAACTCTGATCTCGGTATGACAAACACGCCGAATCCAGGCTGGCCTTTACTGCCGGCGGCGGCGGTTTTATCCCACCATGCGTTAAAATCAGCCTCTACGCTGGCCTCTGTGGCCCCTTCGGCAAGTCCCTCGTCCATTGCCTCTTTTAACGCCAGTTTGTATGCCTCTTCACCGAACGCCTTATCGAAGGTAGCTCCTTTTACTTTAACTTTCGGTTTGTCTGTGAGGTTATCCGAATAATCTGTTTTACCTGGCAAAACATCCTGTATGCTCGGATTTTTTCTTAGCCGCCGCCGGGCTGAATTTTTCTGTACGTCCGTAGCTTTTACCACCCCCTGTTTGTCTTTATCGGTTAGTATTTTAATATCTCTATTGCGGGCCTTTTCGGGCTTTGTCTGCTCGAATGGCTGGATCCCTTCCCCTGCCCGTTTCTTGGTCCCGAATATCGCCTTGTCTCTTTCCTCTTCTCTGGATAATAGCGGTGGCGGTTCCGTTGCCCGCCGCACTCCCTGGCCGATGATCGCCTGCTGGATACTCTGTCGGACCCCGCCTGTTGATGGCGGCTGGAAACCTCCGGCGACCTTTTGTAATATCCCGCGCAGACCGCCACTGAACTCCGCCGGTTGACTGGCCGCGGCGTTAATTGCCTCTATCGTGGATGCGCCGTTGGCGATTGCTGTTGCTACCCTGTCAAGTTGCTGGCGTTCCCGCCGAATTTGTTCTCCCTGTCCGATCGTCTTTAGAATACCGGTTATCGCCTGTAAGTTACGCTGAGAACTTGACAGGCCGCGTCTCTGCTCTGCCGTCCGCAGGTCTATCGGTGATAATATTTGTCTCGCCACGATTTTCTCCTTTAGTTCAAAAAGCCTGTACCGGGGGCGGTTACTCTGCCAAGAAGTTCATTGAATTGTGCAGAACTGCTTGCAACGCCGCTGCCTGTCCTACCGACTGTACTGGTAGGGCCCGAAATGGAAGTCAATAGCTGCCCAATTATACCAGAAAATCCTTCGAGTGATGTTGGTCCGGCTCCACCACCTGAAATTATCGGCAAAACTCCCGGCTGCTGACCTATGATCGACTGCAGTAATGGTATTGTGAACGTCTGTAGTTGTTGTGATTCGGTTGTCTCCTGCTGGAACAAGGCGTCTAATTCGTCCTGCGAAAAGCCCTGTGCTCGCAATTCTTCTGTCAGGCCGAGTCCCTCAAGTACCGGTATCAGGCTCCGCCTTCGCGCCCGCTCTTCTGATGCGAACGGCGCTAATGACGCTGTGATACTCTTTTCTACATCCGTCACTGCCCTGCCAAGCACATCCCGCCCGGGCGTTGATGTCAGGGTACCCGCCGCCTGCAGCGATCTGCCCAATCTGTTAGCGAGCAGGTCTCCTCTTTTTGTCGCCTCAAATATAATCCCCTGAACTTCCGGCAAACTGAATATATCTACGGGTTGGGCAAGTTCTTTCGCCGTCTCTCTGGCAAGGGTCCGCTCCTCTCCCAATGGTCCCGGGGCGGCTATTCCACGCCGTGGCACATCCGGCGGCGGACCTTCGGCCAGTTCTTCCAATCTTGTCCTTGCCTTTTTGGCCCCTGGGGTTTGTGGCACTGTCTGGAAACGAACTGTCGGGTCCTTATCGTCACCACCACCAAGTATTTTATCAAGAAATCCCATTTTTAATCCCCTATTCTTTTTGCTTCCATGTTAACAATCGTAAAGTCTATATCATCTGTCCCGCCTATATTGGCGACATACAACTTTAATTTATCAGAGATCTCAAGTCGTAAATCAGCATTACCTCCACCAGTTCCTAATTGGCCTTGTGCCAGCTTACGATGCAATAATATATTGCCGTGATATACTATATCTACTGTAGCCGTACTTGCATCATAAGTCCCTGAGCCGACTGAATTATTGCCTTGCAAGTCGAGTAATGTAAAAGTGTCAGCAGTCACAGGTTTCAGAAACCAGTCGCCATTTATAGCAGTCATTCCAGTACCGTCTGAAATAGTTACCATATCGCCTTTTCGTATGCCATGAGCAACTGCAGTACAAACTATAGGGGTCGCTGTCGTAGCGGCAGTAATAGTAATTGGCGTAGCCAATACTTGCCCTACCACAACTATAAACTCATCAGCCGCACCCCCAGAGCCTGCCGATAAATGAAACGTAGCAGTATACCGTCCAGCACCATTCACTCCAACGGTCATATCATCCGTGGTCGTATTTCCAACTAAATTACCTACGTCGTCTTCCTCACCTATTACATCGAATGAGTCTACCACTACAAATGTGTTAGATGTTGATATTGTTACTGTATCCACAACTGGGTCATGGAACCATAAATTGCTCTCTGAATCCCCATGTACCAAATGCTCGTTACCAGCACCATCCTGAAAATAAAGAGCATTATCCGTCTTGGTATATATCGCCCCATGATTAGCAATCGCTGTCGGGGTGGTTGTTTCGTTGAGGAATAAAACACCGGCATCTATAATAAAGTTAGAGTGTGAGTGAACATTATCAGTTGCATACAAATCTAAAGTGGTTGCAGTATCTGAGCCGATGCGTTCATTTTTGTCAGTCTGACCAAAGGCAATATCGCCGGTGAAAAAAGAATCAGAAGTAGCTGAAAAAATGTCCCAATTCGTATCACCCCCGGAAGCAGAGGCATAAACACCTATCATCGTGGATACGTTCTCTGTGGTTCCTGCCGCTATAAACCGCCCCGCAGTGGCGTTTACAATATCAATGTCACTATCATCGGGATTATAATCAATCTCGCCGAATATTGCGTTAAGGGCCTCTGTCACGCCGCCGTCATGTGTATTCGCTCTTTCCTCTATTAAAGAATACACCCCATTCCATGTAGAATTTTGACTGTCAGGCATATCATCGGAATTAAGCGTTAGTTTGTTATAATTAGTGTACACAGTTATCGCACCGGAAGCGCCAGACCAATCCGCCGTTGATGTAGAAAATTGATTAAAAATACCATATTGAGTACTTGCCGCTGGATTTTCCTTATTCCACGTCTTTACTAATTCCACAAATGAGTCTACCCCATCTGTTGTTTCGGTGAACGACATCTCTAATCTGGTTGGGATTGTTATCATACCCGCGCCACTATCATCTATTGTATTGACGAACAGAGTGCCTGATGTAATATCCATATCACCTACTAAATTAAGTTTTCCGGTTCCTAACAAAGTAATGTCAAAGTTATTATTTGCATCCCCTACATAAAGAAAACCACCTGAGTCAACATCTATGCCGCCTATCGCTCCACCCCAATTAAAAGAAAATGCTGAGGGACTTGTGAATAAAACAGAACTCGTTCCAGATAAAGTCCGGTCGTTCATACTTAGGCGGGCAACACTTACAGTTCCGCCAGTTATTGTTCCTGTAGTGGTCAAATTCTCGTTAGAAAAACCTATTGCACCAGTATCAGAAGATATTACAGCACCATTTATATTAATGTTATCAACCTGAAGATTGCCAAAAGTGCCGGTGGCTGTCGTAGTGATACCGCCGTTAAGCGTTATCAGATTATTGCCGAATGTTATTGTCGGGTCTGTACCGGTCGCCCTGTTCCATGTCCACACTATCGTATCCGTCGAGGCATCACCCCACGTTCGGTTACCCGACACCTCCGTCGAATCAAACGATAACGTATGCGATATATTTTCTCCCGATGTTGCCCCCGTACTGTCTATCCCTGTCCCGCCCGTGATACTATTGACAAAATCGCCTGTCGTATCAGTGGCCAGGGCTACCGAATTGGCCTGGACAGAACTTACCGTCCACACCCCACCCACTGAAACATCTACATCACCATAATCGGCATCTTTTATTTTCGTTCCATCTATCTCATCAGATGAATTCCATTGAGTCGTGCCTAATGTAATGTTCTTACCGGTAGCTATAGTCAGTGAATTGGCCAGGCTAAACAAATCGTTTCCGAATGTCATTGCCGGGTCTGTACCCGTTGCCCTGTCCCACGTCCATACTATCGTATCCGTCGAGGCATCGCCCCATGTCCTGTTGCCCGAAAGTTCTGTCGGGTCAAAAGCCACTGTTATCGAGCCCGCCCCGTTGGTAATGTCTATCGCCAATCCCTCGCTTATCGTGGCTAAAACAGGGTCTGTCGCGCCGTCACCGATAGGAATTTGCCCGTTGGTGGCCACACCGAGGGCCGTAATCGCTCCTGTGCCGGAACCTAAAAGAATCCCACCATCTGTCAGGGACGATGCCCCTGTACCGCCGTAGGTGACCGTTATAACATCCGCGTTCCACGTCCCGGTCGTTACCGTCCCTAAGTCGGTGATAAATGTTGTTGCCTGCCAGTCGGGCAGGCCGCTGGCTACTCTTAAAATCTCATTCGACGCCCCTATCGCCAAATCGTCCCATTTGGGCGTGGCATTACCGAATATAATATCGCCTTTTGTGGCCGCAGCTCCTACGGCGTCGTCATGCGTAACTGACAATATGTCGTGCGTACCGGCAACTGCGTTAACATCAGCAAAACTCAAAACACCAGCCCCGTCAGTAATTATAGTCTGGCCTGGATCACCATCTGCAACCCAAAGAATGTAATTCACACTTTCGGACATTGATGGGGATGCGGCAAAAGTGATTGTCTGTGAATTATTCGCAAAGATCAGTTTTTCGCCATCACCAAATACCACAATATCGGCCTTGCAGACGGCTGAAAGAATTAGCAAAAGTATAAATATAAATTTTTTCACGGTCTCGATCCCAATCTTGACGTATAAGTACCCGCTATAAAATGCTGACATACCCAATCTGTCCCCACCAATCCGATCCTCGCGCTTCCGGTCACATTTTTGCCACCGAAATAAATCCAGCCATCACCATCGACCTGAATAGTATTCACATCCTCCCACAAGAGCCGATATTGCTTGTCAAGTTCTTCGTACAACAGCCGGAACTCATTTTGTATATCACTTAACCGATTCGATTTAAGGTCTTTGTCGCTTCGTAGTTTTAATGTTCTTCTAGCGCGCATCGTCGAATTCGAACTCCCTGAATATATATCCCAAAAATTCCATTTGGTCCGTGGTCTCTGCTTCTAACTGAAAAGACCTCGCCCTTTTATCGAATGAAACGTGGACAATTACTTCTTCCGGCCCCTCAGAATCTACCATCGATGCCGTTCCTACTAATTGCCTGCTCGCCTCCGTATCTTTTTTGACGTAAAGCGTAATACTGCCCGATGATTTTCTGTTCATTATCACATCAACGCCGTTATTTATTCGTTTTTTCAGATTGAGCGATTTCTGGGTCGTTAGAGTAGTCGATATTATAAATTTTCTGGTGAATAGATTGCCATCGTCATTGTCGGCCCTGTGCAAATCGAATGTATTACCTAAGTAATCCGACGCCAGGTCCAGCGGAAAGCCCACGACATTGCGTGATGTATCGTAAATCAACCAGTCCGCCCCCCAATCGGCATAAGTATCAAACGGCAGTGTATCGTAGGTAAACGCTTCCTGCTGTGTGAAATCGCCGAACGCTCGAACGGGAAATTTATAAATAGCGCTCCTGCCCGAATCGGGGTGTAATGCTACAATAGTATCGTTCGTATTACTACCACCGCCCGATATCGACCACCATATCTCCTCGAATTCCTCTATGTAAGTACCCTGTATGAATTCCGATTGTGAGGTATTCAGGCCCTTTACGGTCAAATCAACGGCCGTACTCAAAGGTACCGGCGTCTGTATCTCTCTTATAGTCAGGTCAGATGCTATCCAGTACAATCGGCCGGCCTTATCGTTCACCAGGCCGTCTGCCGACAGGTTGCCTACTTTCAGTGTGAACTCTTCATATTCGAATACCGTATCCGCCGTTACCAGCCAGGCCCGGTGCATACTGTCCTGTTTCGATATCACAAGGTCGTCGCCATGCCGGGCGAATCCTATTAAAAATCCCGGTGTGGTAGTAAAATCTTTACTACCGGCGTCGCCCGATCCGTTCTCATCGAAATCTATCGTTGACCCTCCTGTGGCAAGTGACGCCCACCTTTTGCGCTGGGGAAATACAGTCCCCGCCTCTGTGGTATAACCCAATATCAGGTACCTCTCGTAAGAAGTGATATGTTTGCACTTCGTCAGCCTGTTGGCTGTACCTTCGTAATCTATACCGTCGGCGTTATCCAATGCTGCGAAATTATTTGCCGAACTGCTGTCTATGTTCCACCACAAAACAAAATCCGAGTTATTCGTCGCCACCACGTTTCTCAAATGGTCTTTTATCTCCCACCTGAAAACATTGTCAGGGTCTCCATTAGCATCGCCGACAGTAAATTTGACGGTTAAGGATTTGTCCGATTGCAGCCAAAGTAAAATATGATATTTCGTCCCTAAAAGCAGGTGTTCGGTCCCTGTTCCTTTTACAATGTGCCTGTGATATTCTATTACCGACGTCGCTCCGACAAACAGGTTTCCAGGTGTTGCGCCCGCCGCTGATATCACCTCTGCCAGTACAACCGTGGAATTCGGAGAGGAAAAAGTTGGTGTCCCGCTAACTGTGAAAGTGATATTATTAGCCGCCGTTGTACCGCCGTTAATGCGTACTGTGGCGCCGTCTGTAAGCGGCGTGGCCCCTGACGTCACATCGCCTGTTACTGTGAGTGTCTTTGTCCCTGTATTGATTGCCGTAATCACAAAAACATCGGTCGGGGTCTTTATCTTTACACCCTCACTATCGAACAGATCCGGCAATCGCCCCCGCAACCCGTCGTAACGTCCGTAGCGATGATGTACGTTCTCTGACCCTTGCGCCATGAAAACTTCCGACAAGAGACTTGTCGGTATATTTTCTGCTACACCACCTTTCTGAGTTATAACTGCAAAATCGGGCATCTATATCCTATCAAATTGAATTAGCTAATTTACAAAGACTGATATAAGTTTTCGTCTCACCGTTATTGACCGTATAACTTGAGTCAGTTGACTTGATATAGAGTTCGACAAAATCATCAGCATCGAGAAAAATAATATCAGATACAAGCGGAGATTGTTTTACGGATGACCCCCCTGAATCTATTGTCATTTGAGCAACTGATGCACCATTCTTAAAAATCAATACCGTTATCGTGTCGAAATCGCCAACATTTGCGCACTCAACACAACCGTTTACCTGATAATATCCTATTACAGCAGGTGTGATTTTATTACTTCCAGCGATAGAGCCTGAATCAAAAGATTCACCATCCAGAGTTACTTTCGTCGCAGCAGTGCTTGAAATAGATTGCGTAGATGCACTCTTAAACAATCGTGCAAAGACACTATTGATCCCATCCACATATTTCTTGTTGGCTATTCCTGCGGTACTCGTTGGTGCGGCGTTCGTTGCGGTCTGTGAATTGTCTGGTAATACCGCTACGTCATTGGTATCGGCCCTTATCAGATTAACCGACCCCGTGCCGGCAACGTCAGAAGATGTAAGCCATTGCCCTCGGCTTAGATTGTTTCCCATGCTCGATAGTTGCAACTCGTTTTCGCTCTCGTCTGTATAGTGTAGTTCCGCTATGCTATTGACGTCTTTAATTCGCAGGTCTCCATGATCCGCCGCTACGGTTGGCGTTGCTGCTATCGGGGCATGGTATAGTATATTAAGATGCTCACCCGCGTCAGCGTCCGATACTTCTGTCCCGGTCAAAGGCCAATAGTGATTTACAGCCTCTCGCTCCTGAACGGCCGCTTTAATCTCTCTCATCCTGTCGTCAGCTTCCGCCGGATCGTCACTACCCGCCGGCGTGGCGGTATCGTAGGTAAAACTGAACGTGGTTGCATAAACAACGCCCCAGAACGTTAAGCAAAATATTGTGGCTATTACGGACGGTCTTGTTATAATTGGCTTCCAGTTAATCCTTTTCATTGTCATCCTCTTTCTTCCATTTCAGCGGCCCTTTTGCAACCGACCTGCCATAAACCGAATACAGTATCGCCCCCAGCATCCCCACGTCTTTTGCCCGCTCAGTTGTTTTGCCCTGATGGTCGTTGATTGTGTCGTAGGTCTTTCCTATCTGTTCTTCACCTACGCCCAGTAGTGACAATATAACTATCACCGCCGCCGTCAGTAGGCCTCTAATCGTTTTTGATTTTAATGCTTCCGGTCCCTTCATAATTGTTCCCCTTACGTTAAAGGTATTGCGTTATCGATATCGTCGGCGCTGGTTTTAACAGCGATCACCGCCGCCTTAATCTCTGCGTATTTTTCGTTTATGCGTTTGACTTTCTGGTAGACGGCCGTAACATTGACCTCGATCCCAGGTTTATAGCGACCGGAGATATGCGGCTTGCCTGCCACACCGGTTATCATATCGGCCTCGGCCTCAGTGAGTTCGGCAACATAGCACCGTTCCGTCACCTTGCCATCATCATCCTTTGTAACTTTGCCAATCCCTAAAAATTTCATATTATCCTCCTACGATTACTGGTTGAAGGTTTGGTCTTGACGTTCTGAGTAAGCCGGAATAAATTGGACCCCAAAGATTCACTGCCTTTATTCGGGTCAATGCCGCCGCTTTCCAAAAAGTGACCCCTGCAAACATCACATCCTCGAATTTCTCATCGAATTCTATATTATCCGGGTCGTTGGCGTGGTTTTTGTAAAACTCTATCAACGTCGTAAATGATGCGTTTGGCGGTCTCCATAAGTGGAATAATTTATTAAAATCACTGAACCATTCTGTCGAACCTGTGTTCGCGTCGTTTTCTCTTAACTCGTGATATTCTCTGTGTCCACCTGATAACTTCGTTAGTGGTCTTTTCGTGTTACCCGAACCATCTATCAGGGTTATGCTGATAATCTCTCGGAATCCTGTAGGATGGGCAAGTGTTGTACTGGCACTGGTGAGGGTTTGGGTTGTGTCTGTGCCGACAAGCAGTTTGTTCTTACTCATGTCCTTTAGGGTCTTTGTGATCGCCCTGTCGAGTTCTGTACTGGCTGCCACAAGTTCAAGTTCGAGGTTCTCGTTTACATCTGTGATTATGTCTGCTTTTACTATAACCGCCATAAGATTCCCCAAAAACAGGAGCCAGCCGAAACCGGCTCCTGTTAAAATTCCTTACCTACTTATTCTCCTGTAGTCAAAGGATTGGTTGTGATACCAAAAGTACCGAGTATCGCCCAACCGACAGTTGAATCTACAAACATAAATGTTGCACCTTCGCCGTCATTGGTGAATACCATAGTAGCCCATCCATCACCGGTTGTACTATCGGGGGTGAGCGTAGCGGCACCGCCATCGGTTCCAATAACAATCGAAAGAACCTGTCCCGGATTCCCGTCAGGTAAAGACCAAGACGATGTTGCATCGCTCGTGCCGATGACAACTGCGGCAGTTAAAGGAATAGCTGCGTCTGTTGCATCCTTAGTAGTAGAACCTGTTGGGATATAGCCTATACCACCTGAATCGTCAGCAAATGTAAGCGTATTATCAGCAGTCGCATCAATAACAGTTAAGACAGTTTCTTCGGTATCTGCATCAGTACCTTCAAAAATTAACTGATTTGTGCCACCCCAAACAGAGTTTACAATCTCAGGCATATTTGTTGCAAGGGTAGAACTCATAAACGAAACCGTCTGTGCTCCTGCGTCTGGAAGTGTCCAGATAATATCAGCAGTTGGATCAGTTGCTGTAATGATCGTTTCTTCGGTATCTGCGTCAGAACCCTCGAAGATCAATTGATTTGTCCCGCCAGTAACGGAATCAGCAATATCGGGATAATTAGTAGCAAGTGTCGAGGCCATAATAGCTACAGTATCAGCCCCGCCCGTTGGAAACGTCCAAGTGATATTGGCAGTAGGGTCAGTAAATACTATAGTTGCATCTGTGCCATTAGAAGTTCCTTCAATAGTCCACGTTTCAGCAGCAGCACCATCAAAGATTTTTACATCAGTGGAAGTAAATGTCATGATGTCAGCAGCATCTAACGTAATATCACCGTTATTAACTCCATCAGCGTTCATCTGGATACCACCGTCTGTAGTCTCGAATACTTGTGCGAATCCCGCTACAGTACCTGTAGTATCAACCTTAAACTGATTGGCCGCTGCTTCGCTTGCAATAACCAGAACTCGACCACCTGTAGCTGTTACATCGATATCAAACGTCGCGGCGGCTGTAATATCAACCCCGCCGGTGGATATCAAACCGATTGCATCGGCTATGGCTTCTGTCGCAGTAACAATGATTGATCCACCAGTATTAGTGATAGATATATCCTCACCCGCCGTTCCGGTCGTGGTGATATCAATGTCGGCTAAAGATGTGATATCAATGCCGCCTGCTACGCCTGTAGCTCTGATTATAACAGCGTCGGCAACAGCTTCGCCGCCATCAATAATAACCGAGCCGGCCGTTGCGTCTACTGTAAGGTCCGCGGACCCATCAGTAGTTGTTAAAGACATTGCTGTATCGGAATTAGCTGTCAATCCTGCGGTGGTGTCAAGAGCAATGGCGCCTGCTGTGGAACTTCCGATATTGATGGCCCCGGTCGATGTTCCGGTATTGATGTTGGTCGTGAAGTTAGAGCTTGCATTGATATTTGCCGCTCCACCGTCCCAAGTAAGAGACGGAACGCCGGCGTCAAGTTTGAAACCCAAAGCCGTGCCAACATAGACGTTAAAATCGGAATTCAAAGCTGTACCTGATGTTCCAATTCTGAAATTGGAATTATCCGCTGCGGGGACAAAGGATATTTCGTCAGCGACATTACCACCTCTTATTACCCAGTCTGACCCGGTACCCATCGTTATCGATTGAGCGTCTGAGTAGGTTGTCGAACTGATCGAGGTCAGATAAGTCGGAAAGATAAGTAATCCTTCCGATGATGTCCGGGTCCGGTGGTTGGCGTTTGTTGAAATATTCGTTCCGTCGGTGATACTAAAATCGTAACCATCGGGGCCATACCAGGTAAAAAGGCCATTTACCAAAGTTGTATTCGTCGAGCCGGTTGTCATCGGTATTGTGATAGTGTTCTGGAGATTGCGGTCTTTGTAAATCACCGCGTTGGTTGTAGTATCGGGTGCGTATATTTCTACAGAACTTATCGTAGTAACATTTGCTCCGACCTCATCTTTTACCTGTACTGCGTGGTAGACATCGCTGGTGTTTCTCGCCTGTGCCGTGCCAGTCAGCAGGGCAAGCATTAAAATAATTGTAAATCTCTTCATTTTACACTTCCTTCCTGCTGTTAAGCATCGGCCTGTACTTCGGTGTCAATGGCATAAATAGCCTCTGTTGACCCCGGAGTGCTGCCACCGTGAGCATTGAAAATTGTTGGTCCGACACCATAAAGCATATCGACTTTCACTTTAGGTATATTGTTATCAACAAAATCCTCGGACCATTCCGGCTTTTGGGCCCAGCCGAAAACCAGGGCTTGAGCACCCATGAATAGTGCTCTGTTTACTGTCCTGCCGCTTGCGCAGGCGTCGGTTGTGACCGACCGCCCTGCATTAAGCAGAAAACCCTCGGCAAGCGTTGTGCCGCCCGCTCCGGTTCTCGAAGGTATCCGGTCATACTCGAATACCAGCATTCCATCCCAGTAGAAGGTAGCGCCCGCAAATATCGGGTTCAAATTCCCCCTGAGCTGGGCCGCTGATACCATCGCTCTGTAACCGTTGGTGCCTGTCTCTGCCTTAATAGCTTTGTTCTGTAAGGGACTTACCAAAACTATTGCTATCTTAGCCAGAACAGGGCCCAGGAACTTGCCCGATCTCATATCGTCGTTGTTTGCTCCCTGCAAGTTACGGACTATCACAGGCCGGAACTTCGGGGTTGCGGCGATTGCCCGCCTCTTAATGGCTTCCAGAAGTACGGTACCCATTAAGTTGTTTGCGGTCGTATCTGCTGTTAGCAAAGCATCTGTGGTAAAACTTGCTCCGCCGTTTGAAAGTGCTCCTGCCGCATTCTGTCCGCCGTAATGGATGCGGTCGGAGGTCGGATAGGATTCGTTGATGGTCGTAATTGCCGCACTCGATGAGTTCTCGTTGTAGAGACCTGATGCCGCTGTTGTAATATCATCTTCGAGTACCTCTGTAAGCCATTCGGACAGATCTATCTTTGAATTTTCTCTGATGTTCGTCGAGGTCAGTTGTTCACTTACTTTACCGGCTGAAACAACCGCGGTCGATCTTCCCGCAATAATCAAAGACATATTACGTCTTTTAAGCTGTTGCTCGTTGCCGGTGGTATTACCGTCGTTGCCTTGACCTGCACCCGTCAAAGGATCCCTGGACTCAAAAACTATTGTCCCGCCCTTTTTTATGAGGAGGTCGGTGTTTACGTGAATCAAACTATTCTTGTCTTTACCCATCATTCCGGTATAGAACATATTCTGCAGGCCATATACGAACATAGCCTGAGACCAGATAGTTTGAGCACGTGGGTCTGCAAATGCAAAACTCGTATCGATAAAACGCATATTCCACCCACCCATACCGAGCGGATTAAGCATTTTATGATACGCCTGTTTCTCCAGGGCGCGGTCAATTGCACCTTGTCGAGAAAAATCAAAAAACTCAAAATACTTCATAGTATGCTCCTTCATTCAGGAGCAAACCATCTACAGCTTCGACGCCGCTTCTGTTACCGGGTCAACTTTTAAGTCTGCCAGTATCTCATCCTGCGTAGGCGTTTTGTGTTCGGCGGCTTCTTCTTCTGCTTTTTTTTCTGCCGCCGCCTTTTCTGCTGCTTCCGATTTGCTCGTTTCGGGAGCAGTGTCTTTATCAGGATTAACTCGCTCTAAGACTTCCTTGGATTTGGTGTAAATTGCTTCACCAAAGTTCTCACCTTCGGCTTCAAGGTCAATCATTTCGCCCTTGGTCATGTGTGCTACCGCCTTATTTACAACCTGCTGCCAGTCGTCATGGGCTACCAGCGCCAATTCTCTTGACGCTAACTGTGCCTGTGATATGGCCTGTGTTGCATCTGCCTGGGCTGCCTGTTCGGCCTGTTCCTGTTTCCACCTGTTGTTTGCCTCCATAACAGCCCACGGCTTTTCCAAATCGTCAGGACTGGTCACGTCTTCCGCTGCCATAGCAATTTCCAAAGGTGATTTTACAGTTTGCACGGTAGTCTGTTGCAATGCGGTTAGCTGACCGCGTAAATTGGCCGCTTCAACCTCCGCAACTTGTGCTCTGGTGCGTATCTTCGTGACTTCATGCAACGGGACCGTTGGCTCTTTTACCGACTCACTCGCCGGAGATTCCTGCTCAGTCTTAGCCTGTTGAGTTTTTTCCTGTTCACTGCTCATGTTAGTTTCTTCCGTCATAACAAACTCCTTTTTCCCGGCCGAGTAAGCCGTACAAGTCTCGCGAATCCCCGCGATTGGGGGCGGTTTTTATCGAAACCGCCGAAAACTCCCTGCTCATGCAGGCTCTTACAATTAAACCATGTAATCAGGTTCCGGTTTGCCGCTGTCCGTTCAGTCAAATTGTCTTGGCCGCTTTTAGATCAGCTATCTTTTGATCTAATTTGGCCTGTGCCGCTGCAAAGAGGTCTGGATCGTTCTCTTTCATGTCGTCAACTTCTCGCGTAATTTCCGTAAGGCGTTCCAACTTGAAAAAGGCGCCATCAACCATAAAACGCTTTTCGTCCTTGTCCTTTACCTGCGACAACTTTTTAGCTTCCGGTACACCCGGAAACATCGTTTTTATTTTTGCATGCGACATATTAAATCTTCTCTCGTTTTATCAGCTGTGAATACCTTGTTATGTCCGCCGGACCTGGCTGCTCTACCGGCCGGCCCTTAGTCATCATGGGGCGTATGCGGGCGATAAATGCCCTCTCCTCGTCATTGAGCGGAGTGTCAGCAAGTTCCGCCTCTGCCCTTGCCGCATCCGCGGCCCTTGCCTTATTGGCCGCGTCAACTGCTTTCTTGCGGGCTGTGTCCGCTATTTTCTCAGCTTCCTCTTTTGACACCACCCTCGCCGCTGCCTCAGCCTTTGCTTTTGCCGCGGCCTTTACCTCCGCCTCGGCCTCCGCTTTTGCCTTCGCCTCCGCCTCGGCCTCCGCTTTTGCCTTCGCCTCGGCCTCGGCCTTTGCTTTTGCCTCAGCCGCCGCTTCCTTCTCTGCGTTTGTCATTTTTTTCCCTTCCGGTTTAGGTTATTATTCTTTTTTCAAATGTCAAAATGTCAGACTTCTTTTCTTTTATCTGCAATTTCTCATGCAATTTTAATGTGACTACTCTGGTCTCTTCGTCGTAATCTAACTGTGTTGCGGGCTCGCCCTGTATGCCGGTAAATGCTTTTAGTCTGTCGAGAGAAATACTGACCTTGCCGCCGGCTTTGGCCAAAAGTAGTATCATAAACGCCTCTACCCAGGCCGGATCGGCCTCCGGGATCTTCTTGTCGGCGTTTATACGTCTTGTATTTTTAATCGGTCTTATCACATCACCCTCCACTTTCTAATTGTTCAATGCGGGTTTCTAATTGTTCAATGCGGGTTTCTACTTTGTTGCCATAGCTGAATTTCCAGTTTATCCATCGTTCAAGTTTCCATCCGCCAAACCAGAGGAGGGCAAAAAAAAGTATTAACAAAATATAACCTGTCAATTTCTTCATAATCCTTCTTTCTCCGGGCAATAAAAAAGGCGGCAATGTGAAGGTGTGGCTCCACACAACCGCCTTAAATTATTCTTGCGCTGACCTCAAGCTGGCCTGCTCTCAGTCAAACCCGTTTGTAACTATTGAATTATACTCTTCTTCACTTCGTTATATATTCTCTGTGCTTCGCTATGATATTTATCTTTATGTTGTTTCATTAACTGGGACAATGTGCCCGCCACTCTGACTATTTGCTTTTCAAGGATTTGCTTCGCTATTTCGTCGGCGGCAGAATAATCCTTTATCAATTGTCGTAATTCATCATCCGAGAGGCTCACAGGACTTGGCTCGCATTGTGATAACATATCTTTGCCTACGGCAGGCATATTGGGGGGTTCTTTTTCGTCTTCTTTCGCTGTGGAAGGATATCGTCCCCAGGCTTGTTCACAAGCCAACCCTAAAGCCTTGCACAAGTGATTATATCGTGTTTTCTCATCAATTCGCTTCCTTACATCCATAGTTGCTTTATGGAGCAATCTGTCGAATATCTGCTCAAAAATTTCTTTCTTTTTTTGTTCAGGTTTTGCTTCCTCAACTCTCTCTCTTAATCCCTGAATAAAACAAAGTTTACACGTATTTTTACCCAACTCACCACACATATCATCTTTGGCAAACCGTCCTTCGCATATCTCACATTGAATTCGCCCTTCCGGGTCGTCGGCAAACTCATACTCAGCGACTTTGGCCAAAGTATTCTCGAAAATCTCGAATGTGCTTTTTGAGCATACCTCTTTCAGCATTATATGACGACCCAATTCTTTTTTCAAAATGCTTGCTAAATATCTTATGTCTCTATTCAACTCGTCACCTCTATTGATTTTTCGTATATAGGCCGTAGTTTTAAGATCATTTTATGTTTATCTTCCGCCGTCTGGCCGGTTGCCAGAAAATCTTTTTTAATATCCATTGCCTCAACAAAATCCTCAACCGTACCGGAAAAATGCAGGTCACGCTCTGACGGATGACTGTGTAACACGCCAACCGGAAATCCCGTAGCAATTAACGATTGCAAAGTCACCTTTTCAGCCTTTTTTGTTTTGTCATCGGGCTCATTAACCCTGTCGATTTTTATATCAATTCTCAACTTGTCATCCTTTCGGCGATTATCCGGTCTATGGTTTCCTATTCGTTCGGGTCTGTGCCGATATGTTTATCGAGATATATACGGGCTACGTCCCACAAGCAATGCGGACAATATGCTTTATCACTACCTGGAAGCACAACAGGGGTATAATCCCATCCACCTAATCGACCATGTTTCGTGCATACGATATTCCCAGGGTCTGATGACAAATACATCGCATTGGGGTCTCTTTGAAGGGGACTATCGTAAATATATGGCAAATTGGGTTCTGGCGCCTCCAGGGTCTTGATTCTCTTATAGAATCGGATATCCGTCTCGCCGAGTTTTTTGTGCTGTTCGGAGTTTATACGCTCCAGAACGTCTATGCGGTCCGTCAGGCTCTCTAACGTTGTTATCCGCTCTATGATTCCGCGTTTGTGTACTGTCGGGCCGTTGGGGTCTTTTATATTCAGGCCGTGGATTATTGCGTGATGCTGATTGACCACCTGACCGGTCTGATTGATCTCTCTTGTCTGAACCAGGTCCAGCCGGGCGCCGTTACTGGTACCGAAAAATCCCCTCCAGTCCGCCGGCAACTCGCCCCGTCCCCAGACCTTCTGCTCTTCCTGGCAGCCACCACAGAACAAAATTGCTATAGATACTAACGCTACAATCATCCAGCCTAATTCTTTTTTCATACTACTCTCCCTTTTCTTTTGTCGGAAAAGCCTTTTGACTTTCCCGACGATTAAAATTATCCGTTCGGATCAACATATAAATCATTATAATCAACGCTCCATGCGTCGCTTCCAAACGACAAAGCGCTAATATCCACTACGCTAAAAGAATCATCTGTAAATTCGAAAACAACCTCACCTTCCTCAATAGAAATCCTAAAGTCATTGTTATCAGCCGTTATCTCAAAGGCTATCTCGGATATATCAACTATCAAGTCGTTATAGTTTCCGGCATACCAGATAAATTCATTATCGTTATTACTAATCCCTGGCTCGGACACAGGAGCATCGAAGTCTGTAAAATCAATTGCAAACACACTCAGCACTCCCAACACCCCCAACACTCCCAATACAATCAATAATCTCTTTTTCATTTCTGTTTCCCTCTATACCTGGCAATGTTCATTTATCGGCAGGCTGCAATGACTGCCGTCTGTTGATGGTTTTCCTTCGTACTTATCACATTTCTTACACGCGCCGAAAGCTAACGAATAATTCTTTGTATACCGGGCCGAATTGGATTGAGTTCCCTCGAACTTCTTTTCCTGCCCGGGCGCCCAGCCAAAACCGTCCTTTTCATAAGTGCCCTCGCATTTAGTAGGACTGAAATTTCGGGATTTAATCAGCATTTATGCTGTCCTCACAGTCTCAAGCAATTCCCGCCGGCCGTCTTTCAGTCGTTCTTTGTCCGGCGCGTCCGTTGCGTCTATCAGATCGTCGGGGTTAAGTCCCACGTCCCCAGATTCTCTCAGGGTCGTATGCAATTCGAATACCTCTATCGCTTTGATAGTTCTCATAGTCTCGCCCATCGGAGAGGTTGTTACTTTAGTGCTGTACTTGCCTGCCTTCATATTCCGAATCAATTTTAACATTATATCTTCGGCGATAGGAATAGCCGCTTGCTCTACTTTATTTACAAACTGCTCAAATTTTTTCATATCTTTTTGGAATTTTTCAAGCATTTCGGCTTGTATTACCGGCGGAGCGTTACGGACCAATATCGGATTTGGGGGTTCGGGTTGTTCCAGTATCTGTTTCCCCATCTGCCTGATCTGATTCAGGATGATTCCTTTGGCCTGGTCTAATATATCGTTATCTATCAGTTCGTCCTTATCGACCGTCTCTCTTATTTCATCCTCGCTGAATATGTCGTTTTTGCGAATAATATCAACTACCAAATCCCCGAAAATTGCAAGGGTGTAGAACCAGTTATTCAATAGCGACATTGAGCCTTGCTGGGTCTTTTGGATATCAAGAAACTTCGCCCTGCCCGATAATGCTTTCGGGTCCCGCTCCGGCAGGTCGAGTCTGCCGGTGATGGTCTTTACATTGTCCATTGCGCTTTTAGAGAACTGCTCATACTGATTCCCGGCGAAACTTGGCGGGTCTAATTGCTCTACCTTACCGCCGCCCCTTGATTCGTTAAGAACAATACCATCTTCTCCGCCGTGAACACCCAGCCACGTTTCGTAGCCACCATCAATGTCCTCTGCAATCCTATATCCTGTCCTGGCTATCTGCTTAATCAGGTTCAACGCCATTGAGTGTGTCCAGTTGATCTCTTCCTGCGTGCCGATCAGGTCCTCTGAAACACCGGATTTGTAGCCATTTATCCAATAGGGCCAATAGAAACTAAGGGGGAACATCTGAACGCCATTTAGCTCGTCTACCCTGTCCGCCAGGAAAGTATCGCCCACGCGGATAGTGTGGTGCATTATAAAACTGTTTACTTCCTCAATAGAAAATATCGGAGTTCCTACCTGTTTTATGGCCTCTTGAACTTTCGGGTCTTTAAGGGGTATGCCTTTCTCATTGGCGATATCGATGACTTTTTTAACACTCTCGGCGGCAATATCTTCGCTTTCTTTCGTGGCTTTCTTAGCAGCCGTTATCTGGTCGCTTCTGATAAGGAATACTGAATCTATCTCTGACTTTCTATCATCGTACCAGTGGACGCCTTTTTTAGGCTCCCTCCACCAGGTATGAGTTACTTTGTAGCGGTTGCGGGTCATTACCTCAATGTCTGTGCGTTCCCTGGCACTAAAGGCGCTTGACTCTCTACTACTTCTGCGTCCGGTCATCCAGTCTACAATACCGGAAATATTACCCGCAACTACTTCAAGGAACGACTGATGCCCTTTCGCTGCCAATTCATCTTTCTGGTCGGGGTATTCGACCTCCACGTCCTCCATATCCACCCATTCTTCATATATCATGTACTTGGAGCCTGTCTTTCGTTTGTTGGGATTGTATGATGTGGTATTGGGGTCAATCAGGCAGTTATGCTCGTTAAGTTTTTCGATCCGAAGATTGGCGTGTTTGGGGTCGTCTGTTTTATCGATGAACACCCCCAATACCCCCTGACCGGTATTCAAACCACTCTCGAAAGCATGGGATTTTTCATATCTTACCCGCTCTGAATCGGCGGCCTGCTTTGTGAGTGCCGTTAATAACTTGGCTACTACCGCCGTCCCGTCCCTGGTGTTCTCGATTATAAAGTCCTGGGGGTTCTGTATCTCCGCTCCGGCGATTTGTTTTATCTGCGGCTTGATAATGGGTATTGTAAGAGTAAACTTTCGCTTCAACTTCGCCGCCCCTTTTATGCCAGGCTCCCACTGATCACCAATTACGAAATCCTCGGCTATTCTCATACGGTCGAAGAAGTTGGCCGAACCCGATATCCCGTCACTGCGCATCTGCTGGACCTTACGCAGTATCTCGGCATCTGTTTTTGGATGTGCTATCGTGTCTGTATCAGCCATACTTTAGCCTCTCTAATCCTTGCCTCGAAGGTCAACGTGAACAGTCCTGTTTCCGTCATAAATATTGTCTCGAATCAAAAAAATCATATCAGTGTGTCCTTTTTCGATGCCCTTCTCCGCCGTCTCAAGAGTTTCTTTTAGTTGTTTAAGTTCTATTGAAAACTCCTGTATCACTAAACTTTCCAATATCTTATCTGCGAGTAGTTCAACTTCCTCTGGATCCCTTGGTTCGAAGTGCACATGGCTTCCACAATTCTGGCAGCCATGCCGTCCAAGGACGCCATTTTTTGGGTGAAAAGTTAACAATAGTTCTACAAGCTTTTCTTTTTTTGTGTCAGCCATTTATGATCTCCGTTTTTCTCTCCACATTTTCACTCTCGACCACTTGAAAAACTTTACTTGCAGCCGCTGCGTCTCTCCTCCAAACCCAATATACCAAGCAGCGTCGAAAAAAACTTTAATTAGCCCAAAACCCATACTAATTCTCAATGTAGGTTTTTGTTCCGCTATTGCTCTCATATCGTCTTGTGGACACATTCCCATATTACATTGGCCTTACATTAAATATTCCCAAATTCTTTCTGTCTTATCCTCATTAAACCTGTTTCTCACCTTACAACCATCAGGGATACAAGAATCAATCAAAGCTACCTGGCCTCTAAAGGTAAAGTCATCATTGTTCCTGCTGATAATTAGTCTGTGATATTCTATCCAAACTTCCGGATTATTTAGATTCGTGATTGGAAATATATTGTTGTTTGGTATGTCAAATTTCATCTTACATTGCCATCGGGCTTAGTATTTTCCCGCGACTCCTCTCTCGGTCTCTGTCTCTAATTGGTTTTGCGTTTATTTTTTTCCATGCCCAAAGTCCTATTACATAAGTATCGGCCCTATCCGGGCTGTTTCCGAGTCTGGTTTTGATCTTCTTTTTGCTCTCAATTAAAATCTTGCCGTTTCGGTATTCGTAGGTTGGTACACACAATTGCCCTCTTGTTTTGGAATCCATGTTTCGACAGTTTACAGGGCAATTCGTTATTCTGTCAAATTTACCATCACTTAATATTTTGGCCGCCGTGTGCCATGCCTCCGCTCTCTGGTTATAAAATTTGTCCGGGTCTATTGATTGGCCCTGTGGCGTGTACTCTATAACATGTTTTTTCATCTTCCTTAAATCAGTTATAACCGCTGCCCCGATATCGGAACCGACCGATTCAACAACTATTGTACAATCATCATTTTGAGCACTTAATATGGCTAAACGACCAGCGATTTCATCATGATCACAATAAGGCATAATAACCTGTTTTTCTATTTCCGCGTTGTCCATCAGGAATATCACCGTCTCATCATCACCGAAGCGGGCTGTGTCACAAACTAAGTATTTTTTATGTACTCTTTCAGAGGCCACGCTTTCTTTTGCATTTCTTAACCATGCGTCTTTAATTATTTGTTCCGGGCCCTCAAAACTGTCCCAGTCGCCAAATAAATACGCTTGGAGCAATTCTGGCCTGTGCTTAAATGCGTCTCGGAGTGTCTCAATGTATTTTTTGGGCAATAGTGGGTTGTCGCCTGGAAGAGCTTGAACGAATTTTCTGTTAGGGGTGGGATTTGATATAAATTCATCTTTAAGCCAGCATGTTCGGGGATTCGCCGTGAACAACCCTTTATATGCTAATTCCTTATCCTGGATAGTCAGCCTCAACGATGCCCTCAGTACGGATATGTCGTCAACATTTGTTTCTTCCGCTTGGTCAATAAAGAAAAACGCCAATTCCGCACTATTGAATTTTTGTACTTCCTCCGATCTGTCCAGCCCACCTGTCAATATTTTTACTCTATCCTCGATGATTATCTCTGCCGGCTTGCCTACAATTTTATATCTATCGAAGGGTATAAATCTTTTCCAGGTCCCCAGTGTTGTGTCCTTGAAATCTTTGCCTACCTTCCTGCCCATGAACCCAACTGTTAGGGGATGTGTTGGCGGTGCTTTGGGAAAAAATCTCTGGGCTATTTCGTATGCTTGCAGATAACACCATAAACACCCGAATACACTTTTGCCGCCGCCTTTTGCCCCTCCGTACAGAAGCTCATCTATCGCGGGTTGCTTTAATGTGTTGAAAGCTATTGTCTGCTTTTCAATCTTTGAGAAGTCTGGAACAAATGCTACCACTATTTTTGCACCTCTTTGTTTTTAATTATAACTTGTATTGGCAATAACGGTTTTCCATCCGGCCCGCTGAGTTCCTGCTTGTTCTTGTACTTTTCTATATTCGCCGTTAGGATCTTCTCACAAGCCCTCTGATTTGGCGGCAGGTTTCCTTTTTTAACCTTCACTATGCCTAGCGCCAGTTGATAATGTGTACTATCTACCGCTGCAACTGCAATTTTTTCACCCTCTTCTACGGCCTCTGCAAATTTCGGGTGCATATCAATCCAGTTCTTTATAGTAGGGACGCTTACTTTGAACTTTTTAGCTAATCTACTGTGAGCAAACTGGCCAACTTCTGCGTATGTCAGGGCCCTCTCAGGAAAACTTACTCGATATTTTGTCTGTCCGCCGCCCGTGTCTTTCTTGCGCCGCTTCGTCTTGGCAGGCTTTCCCTTTGTGGTTTTCTTCGAGGCCGTTTTGTGCCGCTTCGGCTTGGGCCGTGATGCAGTCTTGCGGGTTTTGACCCTGGTCTTGACTTTTACTTTCGCGGTTTTTTTCTTTTTCTTCGCCACTGTCTTAATTATTGACGGCTGGGGTGGGATTTGTCTAACACTTCATAGGAGTAAAATTTCACATATCATAAAACTCTATCTCAAATTCTGCCATAAGCTCTCTTAAAGTGGGTTTGTCAATCGCGTGTGGTAATCGCTGGCTCTCAATTCTCGAAACGTTTTGCTGTTTGCCGAGAAGGGGCACATATCTCGATAGTTCTTCCTGGGACATATTCCCTCGCGCTCTCGTAAGGTTTACGCCCTCCACAGCGTATTCCACCGTTGTTTTACGACCTATTCTTAGTTTCGCCATCCTTGACCTTTCCCCACTCAATCGCCGCGGAGGCTTTAGCCTCGTGCATACATCCATCATGCCAATCGGCGGGAGGGTTGCCTGCCTGCACATAACATTTACAACAAAGACGTTTCTTTATATCTTTTTCGTATATTGTATGACTTGATATTACTCCACAGGCACATTTATCTTTTATTTTTTTATCACCTTTCAGGGCTTGCTCTAAACCACAAGTGCGGCATAATCTTCTAATAGGAAATCGTGGTTTTTTGCGCCTCACTTGCCGCCTTTCGGGTACTGCCTGATTCTTAAATCTTCCGGAAATTGGTTTATGTCTTTGATAAGTACGCGCTTTGGTTTACACTCGCTCCACCAATCCTTTGCGTCCTTAATTGTTTCAAAGTATATATTTTCCTTTGGCTCTTTCTGCCCTAATATTTTATTGATACGAACTTTCCACAAGTGCATCTGCTTAACAAACACAGGAACGCCCGCCGCTTTGCATTGTTTTACAACATCCCTGATATTATCAACCGGACAATACCTCGCCCCCGGCCCGGACTCACCGCCAACGATTACCCAGTCGAGTAAATCCGCTATGTGGCAATAGCCAACGCCCCAAGATTTTGGGACAGTACCAAACAAACTTAAATCCACCGCCCCCAGCATCGGCTCAATACTCACGAACCGCACCGCCGCCGGTATCTGTAACAGTATCGGGATTCGCTTGTCGGCCTGCTCTTGATTCTCTGCCGTTACGCCAAGCCAGAGGTTAAGTAAGGGTAATATATCTGTAATCTTACCTGCTGCATCAAGGTCAAATACTCCGCTGCTATGTCGATAATCTTGAAATAGCCCATCAAAATACTCCCACATTCTCTTTGCCCTTTTGGTTAATATTTGGAATGTGTGTTGGGGGCAGTTCACAATTATACCCATCACCTTGTCGATAAACTCAAACGGCACGGACTTATGAAACATATCACCCATTGAGTCGGAGAATATCATCCGGGGCTTGCGCCAGTGCAGGGGGATTTCAAGGGCGGACTCATCGCAGAATACATGGCCGTTCCACTTGCCATCCATTGTAAGAACTTCATCGTATTTCTCCCAAGTTGCCATGCTTTTGTCGGTGGATTGAAAATACATCATACCACGAACACGATTTGCCATCCTCTCGGCATAGCAGTTATCGCAGCCGGGGCTGACCTTAGTGCAGCCGACAACTGGATTCCAGGTAGATTCTGTCCATTCAATTTTACTCATCTTCAACCTTTCTCAGACGTACTTAAACTCAATTCGGTTAATAACTCTTTTAGAGTCTTGCTTGTAATGTTCACATATCATCCGGACAAAATCAGATGGTTCAAATTCAGGGAATCCCTCTTTGATACAGTCGTTTTTTGTAATCTCATCCAAAGGCTCGGGCCGTGTCGAAACAATCTTAATCACCGCAATCCTTTGAATCTTCTGGCCCTTCTTTAGCCCCATTGCTTTTTCAACTGCCTGAACTTTGTCGCCCGGTTTCAAAAACCACCAGCCAAATCGCCGCGTAACGGTTTTTGTCCGGGCCTTGACCTGCTCGGTCGTCATTGCAAAACTCATATTACGCATCTTCAACTCTCCTTGCCGCCCGGCGGCTGTTAATTATTTAAGCCCGCAGTCTTCGCCAGTTTCTGAAAACTTGTTCTGACATTGCAGTCCCTTTAGGTATGGGGCGACCATGTTCATCTATCCCATGACATATTTTTCCTGCAATTCCCAACAGGGCATTGTCGCTTATATTTATTTTTCTCATTTCTATCCAACCCTCATTGGTCACTACTTCAGGAACTTCCTTCTCCCATATAGTTCCCAATGGCCACCTGTTTCCTTCGGACGTCCAATTACATAAATCCGTCTCTGTAATATTGTTTAGTGCCACATCCGTCATTTTTTCACCTCTCAAAATTGTAATTTACTCATTCACCTTTTCCATTATTAAATGAGCAACCAGTTCTTCATCGTTCCTGTCCTGCCCAACAACATATTCCGTGCCGTTTATTTCCATCTGTCACTCCTTGCCGCCGGGCGGCTGAAATTACCAATCAATGTCTATTATATAACAACCTTTTTCTAAAAGACCCCTCTCGTGTAAATCATTAGCTACCATTTGTATATCAGGGTAAAAGTTTCGCTCCCACCATAATCGTATTAAAAACTTATCAACATCCTGCTTCAGGCGGGTTTTAGGGTCACGCTTGAGCCAAGCAGAAAAACTAACACCCATTTTGTTGTGATTCACTATCTCTGGGACAGACTCCCGTTTATAATCCTCGGCTTTATCAGGAACTTGTATACGAAAAATTCCTCTTGACTTACACCCGCCTTGCTGCTGAAACGAATAAGGTCGCCCATAGGTTTTTTCTACTAACTTGTCCCAATCAAAAACATCTACTATATTTTCTTTTGTTATTTTTAAATCCATTTTTCACCTCGCTATTCACTGAATAAACTCCTCTGGCCGGCCAGTTGCTCTTGCTTCGATATTCCCGTCTCGGCCTCAGCCACTCGGTAATCGGCCTGCTCGGTTATGTATGATTCGTTTAGTTCACTGCCTATATAATTGCGGCCCAAACGCGCTGCCACAGCCGCCACAGTGCCCGAACCCATGAACGGGTCATAAACTATCGCCGGCACCGGCTCTTCTACCACACAGCCGCACGTAGGCCGCCAGCCGATGGTTGTGGTATTTACGCCGGCTACCGTGTTGCCGCAGGAATTGACGCCATCGCCCTGCTTGTGCCTGTCTGTTTTGTCGGCGGGCCTGTCTCGCTTCACCTGCTGCTTATCAACAACCCTGGCCCACTGGCTACCGCACGTTGGACACACGCCCTTTTGACTGGTAGCTACTTTAATACAAGGCTCAACCAACTTTTCCGGGAACGTGGCGTAATGTGCATCGGGATAAGCCTGCGGATTTATGGTCCATACGTCACGAAGATTGCGACCGGCACCGCATCGTAACATACCGTTGCCTTGCGAGTTATTGCCCGGAAAATCTCTATCAGGTCTTTGGTTAGTGAAATCACCATCGACGATCCGTTTGTCGTTTTGTGTGCTTTCGGCAAGTTCCTCTTTCACCGCCTCCATATCGCAATAGTAATTGCCGGTCTTAACAAATTGGAATAAATACTCGTGCGCCCTCGTTGGCCGCCAACTGCCACGCCGCAATACCAAACCATCATTCGGCTTACACTTCGCGCAGCCGGGACAATCTACCCATTTTGCAAGTGGGTTTTTGTTCATGGACGGAAAGCCGCTTAAACCGCTTTTCATGCCACCACTCTTTTGACTACCGCCCAAGCTAACCCTACATCTTTCCCACCGCCAGCCGTTGACCGATTCCGGCATCGTTGAACCGCTATATTTATCACAGAAACTTACAGCCTTCGCCCAAATAGTATCACTTCGCAGTATCCAGCCATCGGCCTGTAATGCTAAAGCCAGCCGCCAGGCCAGACCCATGAGGTCGCCAGTCTTTAATTTGTTTTCCGGCCATTCCGGTTTAACTCTCTGGCGTGAGTCTTTGTGATTTTCGTTTGTAGTTTTTGTGTCGCCATATCCCTTGCCACTTCCCCAGTAAGCATCCCCATAATTAAGAAACAGCACACCATCATCACGCAATTTCTGCCGAAGCACCCTAAATCCGGCGACGAGTTTTTCGATATGTTCCTCGACCGTCTTTTCCGAACCGAGTTGACCTTCAACGCCATAATCCCTTTGCCCCCAGTACGGCGGCGATGTGATAATACAATGCAGTAATTTATCGGGCAGGCCCTCTCCTACCTCAACCCAATCGCCACAAATAATAGTATTAACCGGTATCATCTGTTAGCCTATTTTTTCTTCTTTTAACCCACCCTCAAACCATGATTTCAGCGATGCCCGCTCAATCTTTGTCCACAACTCACATTCCAATACTTTCTTCCTGTAAGATTTTGGTAACTTGCTTAAATTCTTTTGAATTTCAGCGATACACCCTTTCTTGACAATGTTCACCATTTCAGGAAAACCAAAACAGTGACATTTTTCAATCCACCACCCTCTCTCTCTTTCACCGTCAAGGTCAAACCTTATTAAATCGCAAGTTAGTTTTCCTATTTTGGAATAATCAAAAGTGAGTGGAATATATAATCCGCCTGTGTAGATGTTGCCGCCGCCTGTGTCGATGTAGCCGCCGCCTGTGTAGATGTAGCCGCCGCCTGTGTAGATGTTGCCGCCGCCTGTGTAGATGTAGCCGCCGC